TTATGGGTCTGACGGAGCTCGAGAAATGAGCTTGGCCTGAATCGACTCCCACTCCCCCATTGCAATAAACACCGCAGTCCTACGTTGCCCCTCGATGAAAATCGGTTTGCGAGTCGTGATCACCATGTCGAGCAACTCGTCGAAATGGATTAATGCCCGAGCAACCGAGCATCGTTCATCTTTCACATGCCAAACCCTGTCATTTGATCAAAGGATGGTTTCCATACGTCGATTAGAAACTATCGGCGGACTCAAGAAACTTGAGAAAACTCGCTCGACCAAGGCCTCGCTTGAAGCTAGCGATGACGTAATTACCACCTTGAGTTTCGAGCAGCCAACACCGCCCCTCTTTTCTCGCGAACTGAATTTTACCTGTGCGAAGAATAGAACCATCTGCTCGGTGATACGCATCGTCACGCTCAGAGTGATCGAATGACACTCCCAAGCATGTGTCCTCAACGATGATCGCATCGCTGATAAACGCGGTGATGGGTACGCTGTATTTTCGAAGACTAGCTCGCACCAAGCGACTCATTTGAAAGTCGCTCACATCCTTACTATGAAACTCCACTTCGATTACTTCAGTCATCCGGCCAACGCTCCAATACGACTCTGTATAAATTGCCGGCGAGCATCGCTCACCCTGCTTTCATCGAAAAAGCAGCACCAATGCTAGCCTCTTTTCTCTGTCCTGCCCCTAGCAATAGGTAGACCGTACTGTTGGTTTCAAACATGCAGCCTTCTGCGAAGGATTTTCCGAAATTACTGCGTACCCACATGCCCGCCTGAAATCGATTTCGACTATCAAAAACAACTTCATGCGCGAACAGAGTCGCGGGCAGTAGGCCGAGCCCGGTGAGCTTTTCTTTTTCATCAGGGTTAACCGTAAGGTCGATCAAATTCCATTGCCGAACAACGCAGAATGCTTTGCCTGGGAATGACTTTGCAGCTAAATAGATCAGGTCTTCCTCAGACCCCACCCAGCCAGCCATCTCCGCGCCTGCGCCGTAAAGTAGCTGCGAGATTTCTTCTAAAGTAACCATGTAATTTTCTCAAATTCGTACGCAGCGAAATTCAGTTCGCTAAGGTTCATAACTGAGAGACGGCTCATCAAATCTCGATCAGTAAATCCGGATTGAAACCGGTTTGTTGATTCGGATAGCCGCGCGGATTGGAAACCACACGACACCCATACTTGAGGAAATCCGCTGAGACGTGGGTATGCCCGTAAACCCAAAGATCGGCCTTACCTACGAGTTCCTTCCAGTCATTGGCATAAGCAGCCACCAGGTGTATGGGAAGCTCATCACCAACGTAATCCAGTACCGGTGCATGGTGCGTAACTACAACTGTTTCGCCATCGAACGGTTTGTCCAGTTCCTGTGTGAGCCAGGCATAAGCTGCTTTAGATTTAGCGATCAAATCATCGGGACGAAGGCGTCGGTAACTTTCATCTGTTCGGATGGCAGTGAAGTCGTTCATCCGTTCCCAAGCGACGCGTTTCGCCGCGACGGCGTCGCCGGTCGACGAGTAGTCTGTCCACGCTGTCGTGACCAAAAATCGGGTTTGATCAAGAATCAGCGTTTCGTTCTCGAGTACGTGCACGTGTGGCGCTGCCGCCTCTTTCATTTTGCGGAGCGTGTTATCGATGTGTCCGCCGTAGTACTCATGATTTCCGCAGACGTAGATCACCGGGCACTGGAAGGTGTCGTTCGCCCATGAGACTCCACGCGATTTGATATCAATGTCGCCGGCGAGAATGACTACGTCCGCGTCTCGCGGGGCGGGATCGAACCGATCAAATTCAAGGTGCAAATCTGAGTAGATTTGAAGCTTCATTGGAGTCGCCGTTTAGGTCAGTGGTCAGCAAATTCCAGAACTGCTGAATGTGCAGTCTTGGAATCTTCGTAGATCGTCTGAATACGGGTAAGTGAGTCGGCGTCGAGGCTCTCTCGAGCATTGCTATAAACGGCGCCACCCGCCACCTTATGAAGCAACACGCACTCGCCTTTCTGGTCGTAACCGATGACCAGGCTGATTAGCTTCTCCATACGCTCTGAGAGGCCTCCATTGACCCACGGAGAGGTTATGACCTGAACCTCTTCAACAAGGCAAGTTGGGCCCTCCAGCTCCAGTAGGTTGGACAATAAAGAGGCGTCCGTTGGCATAAACCTCTTGGTGAATTGTCTGGCTCCCTCTGTGAACCGAAGGATGACGTGATACCAAGGATCCATTGATTCCCGTTCGATCATTCGCCATGCGGTTCGTCCTGGCCCCGGGAAGCCGGGTCGCCCTTCCCTATAAGATTCATGTGTAATAAACATTTCGAGTTTTCCTTACCGTCCGGATCAGTGATCAACCTCAAGTCGTCCCACTAACGATCTTTCATATCCTGGCTTTCCATAGATCCATCGAGGCGTCTGTGATGCTTGGACGCACCCTGCTGGTCACCGGCATCTCTTTGAGATCCGATCAAAAAGCGTCTGACAATACATGTGATATGTTTGGTGTTCAGGTCGCTAAAACTGCCTGATGCCCATACCCAAAAGACTCTGAAACCTATGATTGTGCGGCTTAGCTTTGAAAAGGCATCACCGCACATTTCCGATACTACCACCAAACGTGGTTTATCGGAAGATAGGCGTTATGGCTCCATCCTCGCTTTTGGGGCAGACCATGTCGCTTAAGAATGAGATTGCTGGAGCACTCAGGGCAATCAGGACAATCCGAGGCTTTGACTACGGTGATTTGGCAGACGTCAGTGCAAAAGCAAACATAGGTAAGCTGGAGCAAGGTAAGAGCAATATCACGGTTGCGAAATTGATCGATCTAGCAGAGGCCCTCCAATTCGATCCTATTGCTCTTATGACCCTCTGCGTCGCCATCCAGAAGGATGAACCTACCGATACCACTCTAGAGCGGGCACGTGCAGAACTCGACTCATTCAAAGAAAAAGGTGGAGAGGAGCTTGTCCGGAGTCAGTTTGTGGGCAAAGAGCTGAAAAAGAGGCCTTCGGGTAAGCCTGGCAATACCAAGAATGCCGATGCCGTGAGAGAGCTGAAGGCTTTAGGATTGAGTCAGGCGGAGGTGGCGCAGAGGCTTGGGTTGGCGAGTTCAACGGTGTTTCGGTACTGGCAGACTTGACGGTTTCACTACGACAATACCGCGAAGATGTGGGGTTTGATGCAACTCCCAATTACCCTAGACAGCTGCCATTTTGGCTGCAAGCCCCCCTCTCACTTTGAAAATTGAATTTTCCATTGCTTCGTAAACATCCAAGGAACACACCGCCCGAACTCCAGTACTAAAGGTGATGGTGTCGGCGTTTAAGCGAACGCGATAACACTTATGGCCTTTTGATGAGGGCTGATTTCATGCAGCCCGATCTCATTGCCATTCGGAATGTCTTGTACCCTCTGGTTTACCGGCGGCCACGGGCAATCAGGCCCTGTAGTATCGTACTTTTCACCCGCTATCATCTCCAGCCCATCACGACCTGGATGACATGGTGCGGTTTGCCCAAGGTGATGATTTCAGACACCGCGAACCGACGCCAGATCTTCGGAGTGATCCACTTCAGCTCAACTTGCAGCAACAACAAATCAGATGCGGATTAAAGTAACTGGAGAATTTTGATGGCGCAGCGCCATCATTCCAGCAAGCTACGGTCATTGCGCAATGAAGCTCAGGCGTGATCGAGAGATGATCGGGTGGCATTAGCCAGAGATTTCCCTTCGAGTGACGGTTTCAAAATGATACAAGGCCCGGGCGGCTAGCCGCTTTCAGGTCAGCTATCAATGAGCCACAAACGACGCAAACCCTAGATTTTTCAGCACTCACGCAATGTCAAGCATTATATATTTTCGGGTACCCCCTTGAATTCGTTTTTTTAAAACGGAGTATATAGTTATTGAATTCAAAAACAGCTTTCTCCAAACCCTCTCAATCAATACTCACCTTTTCAAGCAAAACTCAACTGACCTTTGCCCAACGCTTCTGACATTCAACTTGCTTGCTGGCCAATTGGTAGCTTGATAAGAAAATTCATCAATGTTACCGAAAGCCTAAGGAAGCCACTTTGCTTATAGAAGTCGTTTATCCGGCCGCAGGACGGCTAGCTTGTCTTTTGAGTCCAAACCAAGCGGCTAAATTTTTTGGGATAACTACGTCCAAAATTTGAGAATCGCCATGTCGTCAAAATAAAAGGCGAACTCACTCCCTTTAGGCGGGACAGCCAACTGGAACGTTAACCAGGAAGCCGCTGGCGATACGATGGACGGCTTTTGCCTCTCCCGGGAGAAAAAGCAGCGTTGCCACTGACCGATACACCCTTATTGCTCCCTGCACATTTCAAACGACCGCCTCTGGATCGAAGTCGTCATGCACCAGTAACATCTCACCTGTGAAAATCTGTTAGCCAATATCCTGGTAAGACCGTGCCAGCTATAGACCGGCATATCGGCGAAATCCTCCAGACTCAGATCATTGTCGCCACCTTTGGCGCCAACAGCTCTCTTCTTCGCCGCCCCCCTGATGGAATGGACTACCGACAGGCTTGTTTTACACATAGGGAGCTCGATTTTCTCGGAGGAGCATCGCAGATTCAGAGATCAGGCAATCTGCGCAACGGTATCCCCAAGGCGCATCACTGCGATTCCCGATATTAGTCTTAATGACCGGCGATCTGCGCACCCGATGCAGTGAGATCGACGAAAACGACGCGACAAGGATTTCAAATTCACAATCCGAAGCCAGCACTCCGCCCCAGTGGATGGGAGGGGGCACGGAGACTAGGGCATGGAGTCCGCACTCATATTTCGCGATTTCAGGCGAACTGTCGTTGTCGCCTACCTCTCATTACGTCTTTTTCAGTGCTAACAGTATGCCTTTCCTATACTCTCTAACCCTGACAGCTTATGGATTGTCAATATGAAAGTTGAGTTTTTTTATTGACAGTAGATTCCTTAACATTCACTATAAATTGACATCGAGGCCGGAGAGCCCCTCGATGCAAGCTACTGACTTGAAAAGGAAATTTAGATGCGTATGCCTGCAACCGGCGACTTGATGTCGGCAAAAGAGACCGCCGAGATCCTGGCGCCTCGGTCGAGGCCCTTCAATTTTGGGGTATACCAGGAAGCACCGAGAGACTCTTACGCCTTACGCACACATCAGCCTGCGAGTTTTTAAAGGCGTGATGAGATTTTGAGCTTTTCGGATTCAAGCATGATTGCCATCGCCTGATCGGCCTGCACAACCTGCACTTGCAAAGCCTTAGTACATGACGGAACCGGCATTTGAAGCATTCGGCGCCACGACCAAGAGGGTACGCGCGCTGATGGATCACGAGCTATCCAATGTCTGCAGAAGACAACGTTTCACCCGCTTCAGCTACCCCTTCCCATGACTGTAACGGAAGCGGTCTCAGAAATTTGAGAAGTAAGATGGCAGACGAGATCAACTGCTACACGGCGGAAGATATCAGCGAACTGGCTAAGGTGAAGCTAGAAACTTTAGCGTACTGGCGGAAACATGGCAAAGGGCCCAAACCCATACGATGGGGAGACGCCTACCTTTATCCTAAGATCTCAGTAATGGAATTTATTAACGGATTAATAAACACTGGGCAAGACGAATTCACCAGGAAGTGCATATAAGAGAGAAAGGGGCCGCTGACCCCTTTTTTTGTTTTTTAAGCCTGAGCCCCTCTCAGCTCCCCCATCTGCTCTACAAGCCAAGCGAGTTGCTCATTAACATTCTTGGCGTCCTGCTGCTTAATGTTCAAGGAGTTATAAGCAGCATGAACATCAGAGGCCTTGATGTGAGTGTATCGTTTCAGTGTTTGCCAGTCCCGGTGTCCGCTCATCAAAGCTACCTGGGGAACGCTCAATCCAATTCCAAAGAAGTCCGTGATTGCCTTGTGTCGCAAGTCATGAAATCTCACTGGGCGGGCCACTCCTGCTTCCGCCCGAGCACGCGAAAAAGCAACTGACACAGACTTTGGGTTGTAGGGGAATATTGGCCCCGATGTACGATTCCCGATGAAACTTTCAACAACCTCCCAGGCCGATGGCAGCAAGGGTACCGTTTCGTCGTTACCCATTTTTTCATCCGGGTGCTTTCTGTCACGAATAATTACAGTCTTGTTTTCATAGCTCAGATCTTCAATGCGGATTCTGCATATCTCTGATTGTCGCATCGAAGTATACAACCCGAACCTGATCACCTTGGGCATATCTATTTGCTGGCGTTTCTTCGTCCCGAACACGCCGATGATTGCGTCAATCTCCGATTGTGTTGGAACGCATTCGACCTCCCGGCTTTTGATCCTCAGCTTGTGACTAGTCTTCAAGCTTTTGCGAGCCTTATCTGACATATCCGGATCAACGTCCAAGTGCTTTACGTCGTAGCAGTACCGCAGAACCGTCGATAGAAGAGAGAGATCGCCTGCAATGGTCTGGCCCTGTACGCCTTCTTTCTTCCTGGTCTCGATGAAAGCATCCAGATGGCTTTTGGATAGACGCTCGATCCCGATTTTCCCGAAGCGATCCTTTAGGGCCTTGTAGATGAAGAGAGCACTCCGCTGAAGCGTTCGTCCGGGCTGTATGTAATCCAGATAGTCGTCTATATAATGACCAAGAGTCGAGCCCTTAGGAGCTGCCGTTCTGCCAGTGGCTTTGATCTCTTCAAGCTGACGCCCCTTCTCCTTCGCGAAAGCCTTTGCCAGCTTCTCGGATGAAAACGTAGAGCTGATCGTTTTGTGGCCTTTGGCTCGGATCAAGACACGCCAGTTGCCGCTGGGGAGCTGTTGAAAAGAAGCCATGCTCGTGTTCACTCATTGTTCATTTATCAATACCCGAGGCATACCTTTTATGCACACGGCGTGTACCCCAGGTGTACCGAAACCGTCATTTCGGCCCCTGAAATGTACACGAAGAATAGCATAAAACTACGCTACAGGCCTTTAAAATCAAGGTTTTATGAATCGTAAATTTTCTGTTGCACCAATGATGGATTGGACTTACTTACCGGCCCACGCCATAAAATAAAGGCCGAGATGGCGGTCAAAAAACATCCGTACCAATTTCGTACCAGCAACATTCGCGCTCCATCAAATCCTGCTTCCTCTCTCACCCTCTGTAGCAAATTTTAAGCAACCGTTTTCGGCTCCAATCTTGAGCACTGTCGCTGCTATGCTTGAACTCTTCGAAAGCAGTCGGTTGCTGGGACAAGCGAATACTCATTACTCAATGGGCTGTGTGGCAAAAAAACAAAACTCATTTCAAGAAGAAAAACATCGCCACTCAGGGGATTTTAAGTCCAGGTTAATTTACTTTAAAATCAATTACTTAGAATTAAAATCGCTACGCAACTCAAAGTTAGCACTCTCTTCTGAAACCCTTATCCTTCAACCCTCTGGCGTTGGTTGCGGAGCAAACAATCCGATTTCTGTTGAGCTTTAATCATCATGTGATCCCTGAAAACACGATACGCAGCTGTAGAAACACAAACCAAGTAAAGGCCAAGGCACTACCGTTGAACAGCATCATCAGCACCAAACGCCGGAGCGGTCGCATGTTGTCTTTCCAGAAGGCAATGATTTCTGCGAACGCCAACGCTGCTGTCATCGTTGAAGAGATAGACCAAACCTTCAGCTTCTGAGGCCATGTTCACTTGATTGTGATTAGGCAAATTGTGCGTAATGCTGACCGGAGATCTGAACCATTCGATTACAAAGTCTCCTACCTTCGCTTCGTCTTCCACCTCAACGTCACAGTACCTCAGGTGGCTGAGCATCAATTTACGCATCTGCGGTCTGTTGCCCTCGAATGCATAGCTTGGACCGAATACCTCCAGTGAGGTGCCGGCGCGGTCTCGCTGTCGAGACAGGCATAGATAGGTTGAAGTTCGGTTGGAAGTTATTGAGGAAAAAATTCATGCTGACACCACAGAAGTACTGGCGAGTGCCTTGCAGCTTTGACTCAGAGCCCCCCAAGCCACCGACCGAATTCATCTTGCCGGAGGATCTGGCTAGCCATTCCGCCCCTCCCAGAGTTAGCCATGGAATCACGGTTGCAGCCTACGATGAAGGCGAGCAGACGGGACTGCTCAGATGGCTTGGCCTGGTTACCGGTATAACTGGGGCTGCACTAACCGTCGAGTGGAAGCCCTCCAATGCTCAAATTTGGGTAGACACGGGGTTTGGCCGAAACAAGTGGAAGGTGGGAGCCTTTAGATTCGCAGACTCCAAGATTGCAAACTATGGCTTGCACGAGCTTTGGAGTGAGGCTTTTGACGGGATGGAGCTTCGTGATCACGCACCAGTTGTCACGAAACCTACTGCCCCGAGGTCAACAAAAAACATAGCCATTCCTCCGGAGCGACTCAACCCCATTGAAGTTATTGGAGAGCCTACGGCCGGCCCTAAAGCTGGAGTTGTCTATGTCCTTAAGTCTGCCTACGGTTACAAGGTGGGCAGAACCCGAAATGTGCCCGCTCGTATGAGAGCCTTTGGGATTCATCTACCCTTCACCTATACCATTACCTTGTGCGCATGGTTTGAAGACTGCCATGTAGCGGAGCGACGCTACCACGACATGTTTGTCACTAAGCGGATCAATGGCGAATGGTTTGACCTCACAGACCACGACGTGGAAAAAATCAGAATGAGGGCCTAATAGGCCTCGTAATGCACTTACCTGCAAGTGGGCGGGCGTCAGAGCGCGACCACTCACGTAGATAGGGGCATCGCTGGTAATGCTCGATCTGGTCGTCTAGGTAACCAATACTGACTCCCATGCTGAACTATGATCTTCCACTGGATCAGCCCACTGGGTATTGGTATGGACATCACCGAAGACAGTATTTCCTCGATCAAACAGCAGGTGTTGCAGCTCTGTGAGGAGCTCGACATTGCTGGAATTGAAGCGCATTACGTCAACCAAGAAGCGTCACCAAGTCTACTCCTGGCAAGAGAGCCTTTTTTAGCGGCAATAAAGGCGGAGAGGCCGCGTGCTATCTATTGGTTCGAGTTCAAATTCGATCTCGTCGGGTTCATCAAGACAGAGATGGGCTCCAAGGGATGGGAAGAGGAGTTCGATGAGGACGAGACCAACACTCGCTTCCCTACGGTTGAGGAGATGAGGGAAAGGCTTCAGCTCGAGGAATCCACAGTAGCGGCGCAAACGGGAAAGGCCTATTACCTGTGCGCCATGTTCCCTGGAGCGGGTGCCAACCGGGTAGCAAAATTCCAGACCTTGTGGTCAAGCGACCTTGAGGATGAAATTGGGGATCTGATTGATGAACATAGAGAGGAACGTTCCAACATTAGGCAACGTGCGTTACTCGGAAACACCAACGGGTTGGAGAAGCTGGCCATCGAAATTGCTGCACATCCTGAGTTTCTTGCTACCAGGGGGCTGCCAAAGCGATATGCACTGGTGGCGAGACTCTTCAAGGGAAGAATCCCCCCACACCCTACCGGGCGCTGGTCGCGAGCCGTTGAACACGTCCCCGACGCAGACCTTAACCTGGAGCTGGTCGTGAAGATGGCTCAGGACATCGCGAGAGAGCAGGCGCAGTCAACTCAGTCTTGATGCGATTGTGGGCAGCTACGCGACACGTTTTGCGAACGCTGAAAACGTGTCGCGACATTGCCAGGACGAACTACCCGGTTCTTCGGTAGTTTCAGGCCAGGCGCCGGAATTGTCTGGCAACGGAGAATCGGCTAACTCATCAAGAGTTTCAGCCCATTAGGTATCAAGTGACTCGTCCCACTCAGAACCGAGCACCCAACTGAGTGCAGACATCCTCCCACTCAGCAGTCCCCATCCAAAATCGTCCCAACCAAGATTGTCCCTGCCGAATTTTGTTTCGATTCGCAACGCCTCTATCTTAGCTGTTGCTAAGACTTCCTCTTGTTCTGGCTTGAGCGCTTCCTGTCCGTTTGCAAGTCTGTGCAACCAATTCTGATGGCGATTCCACCAAACTTTATCCCACAGGTCGTTGTACTCGCTCAGAATTGACGCATCGTTACGACGGAGAACCAAGGCCCAGAAACCGTCGTCATCCTCGGATGGTATCCACTCTACTTTGTCGCCGTCATCGTTGTAGCCAATTTTGTGACCATTAGGTCCAGTTTCACCCGGTTTGACCGGATCAACCATTTGTGATGCATCCCTCTGGATACCTCTTACCGGGTGCAACGCAGCGAACTCTTGATTCAGCTCGCGTAGGCGAAGTACAAGATCAGGATCGAAGCGGGTGATTTCCACGCCAGCGTCTTGTAGCCGAAGCTCACCAAGTCCCCGGATTGCCTGGTTAGGGTCCAGCGTGCCGATGACAACTCGCTTCAGCTTCCTTTCAATTACTCTGTCAGTACACGAGATTTTTGGATGATTTCTGTGAGTACACGGCTCGAGAGTCGAATAGAGCGTAGCGCCCTCTAGGTCCACACCCTTTAATTTGCGCTCGAGCAGTGTGTACTCCGCATGCTCGCCCGCTTTAAGTTCGCCTCGATACGCGGAAGCTAGAATCACACCGTCCCGGACAACGACCGCAGCAACCTTCGGTGATACCTTCCCTTCCTCGCTCATACAGTTAGAAGCAAGTTCGAGGGCAAGCTGCATTAACTCCCGATTGTCCCCGGTGTTCTGAATGTTTTCCGTCATGCGCCGCCCACCGCTTCGTTATTTCCCATACTGCCGACCTTTCGATTCAAACGAACGTTCATGGAGCGAGAATGTAGCGCCTAAGGAGGAGAAATTGAACGATTTTATGAGCAAGAAATGCCCAAGGCTTTAAGCTTTTCATCATCCCCTACGCTTCCAGCCTGGCGAGTAGAGGGCGATGTGAACTGGCCTAATGATTTTGGACACTTCAATCGGGCGCTATGATCGCGCCGAAATCTGTGGTGTTTGGATATGCGTAAATCTTGTTCGAGTGAGTTCAAGCTCAAGGCTTCCAGCGGTGCAGAAACCTGACTGCTCGAGACTGGTGACAGTTTTGGAGACAGTTTGTCTGTTGGTGCGTTTGAGCATAAAGCTCACAAAGGCACACCGAGCCTGCAGTTTTTGGGAAAGCTCTCGGAAACCAGTAATTTTGGTAAGCCCCTTCCCTCTTCTACGTCAAAGCCCCGATTTCATTGGCTTTCGAAGATGTGCAGCAAAGTAATTTTTAAGTAATGTAGAAGTAAGGTAATTACCTATTCATAAGGTAATCTTCCCCTTAATAGACCCCTTATAAATCAATCACTTAAATATGCATTACCTTTCTTATTACCCCAGATTACCTTTAGACGTAATCCAGAAAAGTCAATGAATGCGGGGCTTTCAAAGGTTTCGCCGCCCTGGTTTTTGAGCATTACCTTTTTCCGATAGCACTCCTGAAAATCGGTGCTCTCCTGACAGACATGCACAGGGCACGCCCTGGACTGCGGCAGCGATCGCGTGCTTTTACCAATCCGATGCAGGGATTCGCAGGTTTTTAACCTTACCCGAACATCATGGCACCGCCCTGCTTTGGTCATGTTCAGATTGGTGCAGCAGTGCAGCAAAGAAGACCCATTTAGCCCGCAGGCGAGGTGGGGGGAGGACGGCGCGCGCCAAGTTACGGGCGGATAAAACAATTCAATCCGCACTACTTTGGTGCGGCGCATAAAATCGCGGTGCGACCGAGTTTTCCCCGCATCCCAAGCCGAAACGTGCAAAACGATTGCGGCTAAATACTGGCCAGTTCGTTGCAGCCCGCGATAATTAACGCCGCTTGCTGAGGCTTTTGCCTCGAGTACGCCGTAAGACAGCGGTTCGGAAAGGTGTAGCGCGTCAGATTAAAGCCTGATCAACGATCTTCAGTGCACCCGAAACCACTGTGATACGCGCGCCCCAGCAGGAAGAGATCACAGTGCTTCAGCAAGGCAGGGGCTGAGTTGCGGAAAATCAGTGCCTTACAGAGCTTGCATTGCCCCCATACAGAGCTGCAAAAAAAGCGATCAACCTATCCCGCAGGCGGTTGGAGCCCCTCGAATTGAGCGTACATCCGCAGTTAACGCAGGATTTCGCTTTTATTTTGCAAAAAATGCCTTCCACTGATAAATTGAATTTTTACTAATTTGAAAAAATTAAAATGCTCATAGAATTCAGGGTCCAAAATTTCAGGTCGTTCAACACCGAACAAACGCTAAGTTTATCAACTTCTAGTTCCACAAAAGAAAACTACAACGAAGAAAACACAATAGAACTGAATAAATTTGGCATCAATAAGCTTGTTAAAAGCGCCGCTATTTTTGGAGCTAACGCTTCCGGAAAGACTAATTTGGCGACGGCCTTGGACACGCTTAAATATATCGTTCTATTTTCATTAAAAAGCATCGATATTGATAACATTCCACACGCGCTCCCTTTTTTCATCAAGGACAACTTTTACGACATTCCTACGGAATTCGAATTAAGTTTCATAAGTGATGGAAAAATGTATCGCTATGGACTATCAATCAAGAACAAACTGATTTCAGAAGAGTGGCTTTACCAAACAATAACCTCTAGAGAAACCATGCTTTTCCACAGAACTCAGCAGAAAATTGAGTTCAACAAACGCTCATTTTCTGAGGCGGAAAATTTCGTAAGCAAATCGGAAAATGGATATTCTATTGAGCAAACAAAAAACAACATTCCTTTTATTTCAGTAATTTCACAATTCAAAGGAAAAGTGTCATCTGAAATTACTGGCTGGTTCAAAAAACTTAATATTGCCTCTGGCATAACAGATGACGGCGTTAAAAGCTTTACCATTGACTTATTTCAACAAGATAAAAAATTCAAAGCTTGGGCTCTCAACATTCTTAAATCTCTTCAAATAGAAGACATTCTGATCGTAGAAGAAGATGAGACACCACCCAATACTCCAAAGAACAAACAATTTGCGTTAGAAATAGCCACCAAGGTAGGTGCCTTTTTAAAGACCAATCCCTCGAAGAACAAAAAAATAAAGGTTGCAAAAGAACTGAACGGGAAAAACTTTTTGTTCCCTATTGACCTGGAGTCGGAAGGCACAAGAAAAATAATTTATATACTGGGTCCGCTTTACGACACCATCAAGAAAAACAAAGTTCTCTTCATTGATGAATTCGATAGCAAGTTACACTCTCTTCTTAGCGAATTCATAATCAAGCTATTCCATAAAGAGAGCAGTGAAAAAAGCCAATTAATCATTACCTGTCATGACACAAATCTACTAAATAAAAGCATTTTCCGCAGAGATCAAATTTGGTTTATTCAGAAAAACCAAAATCACGAAAGCGAACTTTTCTCACTAGTTGAATACAAAGAATATTACACAAGAAAGGACAACAACTACAGCAAGGATTATCTCGAAGGGAAGTATGGAGCAATACCTTTATTCTCCTCGTTGGAAAACTTTAACGAGGTGTGCAATGGTTAGGGACAGAAGTAAGACCTCCGGATATGCAAGAAAGGAAGCAACTAGAGAGGAAGTACCTACTAAAGAGAAGGGAACATTGCTGACTTTCAGCTTCAAAAACTTAGACGAAAGACAACCCAAAGCGAATCCCGAATCGTTAACGAATTGGCATGACGAAAATTTACTGGCCAGTTTGGTATCAAGGCTGAAAGACCTATCGCAACTTGGAAGATCCGAGGCTACACAGCAACAGCAAATTAAAATTTATGGCGATTTCCCACCTAAAGATAAAACCAATTTCTTTCACCCCGAGCACGTCGAAAAAAACGTCTCCTGGGGTGTAATTAAATCTATCAAAGGACAAGTTGGAACTGTCGCAGGGTATATAGTAGAAGATACTTTTCACGTCGTATTTTTGGATAAAAACCATAAATTTTGGATAAGTGAAAAGAAGCACACATAAGCCAACCGACCAATGGACTTTCAGCACTAAACAAATCACAGATCACAGATCACAGATAAAGAACCAAAGAACCAAAGAACCAAAGAACCAAAGAACCAACATACTAGCACCTCCAGCTCTTAGGACTATTAGCCCTAAGAGCTTTTTACTATGATTTAAATCGGACCACCTCTTCCCCTATCCAGCAGTTAATCTGCGATATTCTTGATTGAATTGGCTCTAACTCATTCATGACCCAAACTTCCGTAGCCTCCCGAATCGAGCCAAATCCTCCCGCATTTTGAGGGACGATCCCCATCAACTGAGGCGGTATGCGCAAGCTGGCCAGCACATCATCACGGGTCTGATTTTTGATAGAGTTGAATTCGTCCTTCGCCGCGACCTCGCTAACTGGAATCAACTGGATGCCGTCCTTCTTGCCGGTCGGAGAATAGACGAACAGATTGCGAAAATTCCCTGGCCCCTTTGACTCCTTGAGCGCCTTGCGCAGAGCATCGATATCGGCCTCCGTCTGCGCGGCGTCGGTCATGTACAGAATGAAGCCGGCATGACTGCCGTTCTCGTAGTACTTGCGCCGGAACAGTGTCGCCGACTCGTTGAGCAACGCCGACTGCAAGGCGCTAACCCACTCTGGAAGTCCATAAATCTCCTGGTGCAAATCCGCCTCTCGCAGGTGGAAAATAGTGCCTGGCTCAAAAGCATGTTCATCTTTCCAGCCGCGTACTTGGAAATACCGCCCGTCCGGACCGGCGCGCATGTATTTGGCCAGCGGCGGCGCCAGTTGCCAGGTGTTTCCCAACACCGACCGCTGCGCTTCCAAGTAGCCATTGCCCAGACACAGAAAGTCCAGGGCGAACTGTTCGAAAGCCGTACGGGTAAACAGCGGATGGGGGATAAAGGTCTTACTCAACAGGTTGCGTTTGAACATCAGCCCCGAGTGCAAATGCACACTAGCCCCTACCGATCGGGCCAGGCCATCAAGCGATAGTGGTGGCTCGTACCAACGCCCGTTGAACCAGCACTCCAAGTAGTCGAATACCTCCCTACCGCCCAATACCGGCGACGGTTCGCCAAAGCTGAATACCTGAGTTCCGGTCCCGGCGTCGGGTTTGATCGCGGGCAACGGTGCCTGGCTGGTGAGCTGTTCAGTCATCAATAGATCTCCATCCGCCCGGTATTGGCAGCCGTCTGCCCCTCAAGCGGTTCGTTGTGCAAAGCATGAAAAAGTGCCCACGCCAGATCGGCATGACCGGTGTTGTCATTGCGCCCAGCGGTGTAGGTGTACTGGCGCCCGCCAGCGGTGACGGTCTTGCGAATAGCCATCAGCGACTGCGCCATGTCAGTCCAGCCGGCATCGAACTCCAGCCGCCCCTTGTGGATAACGTCATAGGCCTTGAGCACGAGGCGCGTTTTGACCTCGGGCGAATAGCTGAAGGCGGTGACGGCCGGGAAGAACTGACGCACTAGCTGGGCCACGCCGCAGCCCAGACCGGTGACGTCGATGCCGATATAGGTCACCCAATAGCGGTCGCACACGCTCTTGATAAACGCGGCCTGCGCAGCGAAGTCCATGCCGCGAAACTGGTGCCGCTCAAGGACGCGAAACTTCCCGCCCGGCACCAACGGCGGCGCAACCACCACCAGCCCCGAACAATCGCCCGTCTCAGCAGGGTCATACCCCACCCATACCTGACGATCGCCAAACGGGCGCATGGCAAACGGCTTGTAGTCCTCGGCCCATTCAACCCAACTATCGACCATGCACGACTGCAACAATGTCAGCGGGAAGATGCTCGCCCCATCGTCGATAAACTCGCACATCAGCAGATTGGCGAACGCCTCGGCGCTGTACTCCCGACGCAGTTCCTCAAGGTTAAATTTGTCGCAGCCGCCCTGCCGCGCATCCAGAATCGTGACGATGTGCCGCCACAGCTGGTCCTCACAAAACCGCCCCTGCTGGAGCGCGCCGTGGGACACATCCACCTTCGTATGCTGCGCGGCCGGCAGGCCCTTGTTAAAGCGTTCGCCGGTCCAGAAGCTGTAAGCCTCGTGGGCCATGCTGGAAGGCGTCGAGAAGTAGGTCTTGCGCCACTTACTGTGCATCGCCATGCCCGACGCGACGTTGTTCAGTTCCTCGAACTTGAACGTCCAGAAGAACTCATCGAAGTAGAAATTACCGTGGTACCCCTGGGCGGTACGGGCATTGGTTCCGAGGAAAAACAACTCGGCACCATTGGGCAAGACGATGGGATCGCCCGTCAGATCAACCCCGATCACCTCACGGGCAAACGCCAGAATGTAGCCGCGAAACAGATAGGCCTGGTTCTTCGACGCCGAGAGAAAAATCTGATTGCGCCCGGTCTCCAGGGCATCAATCAACGCCTCACGGGCGAAGTAGAACGTCGCGCCGATCTGCCGGCTCTTGAGGATGACGCGGGTGCGCTGATTACCGGCCCGATACCAATCTTTCTGGTAGTCATAACAGCCATCGATAAACGCTTCGCGAAGCAGCTCGACCTGGTCTTCACTGATGTCGTTCTTCGGTTTTTTCTTCTTCGGCCCTTCGTTGCGTTTGGCCAGATTCGGGTTGAGGTCGGTTTCGGTACCGCCGCCCTGAAAGCGCTGGATACGCGCCTGCCGCTCCAATTGCCGATGCAGCAGATCAATTTCCTTGAAGTCCCCGCTGGTCTTGCCCTCCTTGAGGATCAACTGCACCAACCGCGCTTCCAACGCACCACCGATGCGCTCGACGTTATCCGCCCGATCCCACTCGTCTCGGGCCTTCCAACTGTGTAGCGTTTTCTCCTTCTCGCCCGTCGCCTCGGCGATCTCGCAGACACGCCAGCCCATCCAGTACAGGAACTTGGATTGGCGGCGGGGATCGATGGGCAAGAGCGCGGTCGTAGTCATGGCTGCGATGCTGCCGCCCAGATCCGCGACTCAATAGCGCCGCCCCTTGTGCCCTCCCCGTCTACAGTCCTGCCTCGTTGCCGCCGCCCGCGCGCGTCCCGAACATGCCCTCATTGCAACGCACAGAGCATTCCCGGCATGAAGAAATTTCGCAGCAACTGGTTCCGCGTCGCCGTCGAAGGCGCGACCTCGGACAAACGCACCATCAAACGCGACTGGCTGGAACAGGCCGCGAAGAACTTCAACCCCTCCACCTACGGCGCCCGCATCTGGCTGGAGCATTTCCGCAGCCTGCTGCCGGATAGCCCGTTCAAGGCCTACGGCGACGTCCTCGCGGTCAAGACCGAAGAAATCGACATCAACGGCCAAAAGAAACTGGCCCTGTTCGCCCAGGTCGAGCCCACCGCCGACCTGATCGCCATGAACAAGGCCAAGCAGAAGATCTACACATCAATCGAAATCGACGACAGCTTTGCCGACACCGGAGAGGCCTACATCGTCGGTCTGGCCGTTACGGACTCCCCCGCCAGCCTTGGCACCGACGTACTCGCCTTCTCAGCGCAAAAGCCCGACGTCAGCCCCTTCAAAGACCGGCACTACTCCGCAACCTCGATGTTCACCGAGGCCGTCGAAGCCGAACTGACATTCGAAGAGTTTGAAGAAAAGCCCAGCCTCGGCGCCCAGCTCTTCAGCAAGGTGCAAACACTGCTCAAAGGCAAACAGGCCAAGGATGACAGCGAGTTCGTCCAGATCGGCCAAGCCGTCGAAACCATCGCCGAACACGTCAAAGACCTGCCCGATCAACTGGCCGCGGAGAAACAGTTTTCCGCAGAACTGAAAACGCAGCTCGACCGGTTGGCCAAGGACTTCACCGAACTGAAAACCAAGCTCTCGACCACCCAGGACCACAACCAAAAGACACGCCCTCCCGTCACTGGCGGCGGAAACCACGTCATGACCGACTGCTGACACCAAGGACGACTTCCATGCGCAACGACACCCGCAACCTCTTCAACGCCTACCTCGGCCAATTGACCAAACTGCACGGCGTCCCCGACGTCACCACCAAATTCGCCACCGCCCCCAGCGTCACCCAGACACTGGAAACCCGCATGCAGGAATCCAGTCAGTTCCTCAGCGCGATCAACATCTATGGCGTCACCGAGCAGATGGGCGAAAAGATCGGCATGGGCATCGGCGGGCCGAACGCCGGCACTACCGACACCACCCAGAAAGACCGCGAAACCACCGACATCACAACCCTCGATGACCGCGGCTACTTCTGCTCACAGACCAACTTCGACACTCATCTGCGCTACAGCAAGCTGGATGCCTGGGCCAAGTTCCCCGACTTCCAGGCGCGCATCCGTGACGCGATCCTGAAACGCCAGGCGCTGGACCGCATCCTGATCGGCTGGAACGGCACCAGCCGCGCCGCCACCTCAAACCCGGCGACCAACCCACTGCGCCAGGACGTCAACATCGGTTGGCTGCAAAAGATGCGCACCGAAAACGCCGCGCGGGTGATGAAGGAAATCGCTGAAGGCTCAGCAAAAATCGCCATCGGCATCGGCAAAGACTTCACCAACCTCGATGCCCTGGTGTTCAGCATGGTCGAAGAGTTCATCGCGCCCTGGTACCAGGAAGATCCGGATCTGGTGGTGATCTGCGGCCGCCAGCTGCTGGCCGATAAATACTTCCCGATCATCAACAAGGACAACGCCCCAAGCGAGATGCTGGCCGCCGACATCGTCACCAGCCAGAAACGCCTGGGCAACTTGCCGGCGGTGCGCGTGCCGTACTTCCCGGCACGCGGACTGCTGGTGACCAAGCTCGAAAACCTGTCGATCTACTGGCAGGAAGGCAGCCGCCGCCGCACCGTCCTCGACAACGCCAAGCGCGACCGCATCGAAAACTATGAGTCAGTCAACGACGCCTACGTGATCGAGGACCTGGAATGCGCAGCCCTCGCTGAAAACATCGAAATCGCATCGTAGGCAGACGACCATGACCAACCCCTGCCGTCATCACTTCCTGCGCGTCACGGCCGCCATTGAAGCCGCCGCGGTCGAACCCAACCAGACCATGGCCGGCGCGACCGCCTACGAACATCAACTCAACCAAATGCTGCAAGATCGCTTGCGCCTGAAACAGATCCAGTCCAATCAGGGCAAGGCCGAACTCAAACGCCAGCTGCTCCCTGAATACGTGCCCTACGTGCAAGGTGTGCTGGAAGCCGGGCTCGGTGCGCAAGATGAAGTGCTAACCACCATCATGGTCTGGCGCTTCGATGCCGGCGACTTCAGCGGTGGCCTCGACATTGCCGAGTACGTGCTGAAACACAAAATGGTCATGCCGGATCGCTTCGCCCGCACGTTGGGCTGCCTGGTCGCCGAAGACATTGCCACGGCGGCGTTGAGTGCCCAGAAGATCAACGAACCGTTCGACCTGGCCACCCTGCATCGCGCTGCCGAACTGACCGACACCGAAGACATGCCCGACCAGGCCCGCGCCAAGCTGTTCCTCGCCATAGGCCGCGCCACCCTGGAAGGCATCACCGAAGAACTACCCGGCCCACCCGGTCAAGTTCAGGCCGGCATCGACTTGCTGAAAAAAGCCATCGAGCTGCACGACGCCTGCGGTGGCAAAAAAGATCTGGAGCGGGCCGAACGCCTGCTCAACAAACTCGCCGCCATCAGCGGCTAACCGAGCGTCCCCACGCACCCCGCCGGCTCGGGGCGGATCGGTCAGGCCACGTACCTGAACGTGAAGTCCCGACCACCGGCGACCTATTGCAGAGTGCAGATCCATGAGCGGATTCATAGCGGGCGGAAAGGTCCCCACCGGCCACATCAACACCGACCCTTTTTGGCCATCGATCGAACTGGACGACGTGCGCGGCACGTTGAGAATCGATTCCAGCGTCACCGCCATCCGACTGGAAACCGCGACCATCGCCGCCGCGATCAGCGTCAACCGCGAGTTGGCCGAGTGGCGCCGTACCAAACAGGTCGAGGGCTACACCACCCTCACCGACGTCCCCGCCAATCGGGTCAAAAACATATCGCAGTACGCCCACCTGTACCAACGGGCGATCTATGCCGCAACCGGTGCCGAAATCTGCGAGCGCTATCGCTCCTACGACAGCACCAACAGCGGCAACCACAACGCCGACGACCTGACCCCGAGCATCGATGAGCTACGACGTGATCAGCGCTGGGCCGTGCGCGACTTCCTCGGCCTCGGCCGCACCACTGTGGAGTTGATCTGATGGCCGTCACCGTTCGCGCCCAGCAAAACGACACCGTGGATGCCCTCTGCTGGCGGCATTACGGCCGGACCGCTGGCGTGACCGAAGCCGTACTTGAAGCCAATCCCGGACTGGCGGACCACGGGCCGACATTGCCCCAAGGCCTGGCCATGCACATGCCCGAAACACAAGTCGCAGCCCCTCAACGGCAGAGTGTGAACCTATGGGACTGAATACACGGCAACTAAAGTCGCCAGCGACAGCCCAGGCCGAGCTTCAATTACTGATACTTCGACGTTACTTCGCTCTTTTAACCCTATAAATCAATCCAACTCATCCAGCCCAGACATATACTGCTTTAAAAATAAACTTTTCAAATGATTGTAGCCAATCTGGTTAACCTCATATTGGTAAGTTACTGCATTAGGCCCCACTGTCATTGGATCTGTAGCATAGAAAATAACACCATTAGACGGATCACTATAACTTAACACATCCCACTGACCCAAATACTTAACAGCAGTAACCTTTATAGTATTTGTTTGAAAATAGAGCGTCGCATGATCCTTAGTCCTTGCAGGAACGGGATCAAGCACCACCTCATCATAACCATCCTTAACAGTCACAGAAAAAAACATTGACTTCTTCGCCATTACTTACTCCAACAAAATCAAAATCGCCTACTTATCTCACAGTAGCCCAATAACTCTAGGGAGCAAATCACTCTCTGATTTCAACGATGCTTTTAATATCTAAATAATCAATAAGCAATCGAGGTCCATCGCCTACTGCCACTTCACATACTCCATAGTATTCCCAGCCACCTTGTCCAGCGTTGTTACCAACCCGGTGACCACAGATTAAGCCTTCGATTATTTTCTCATTATGCAGAATGATCTGAACACGGCCAAATATTGGGATATCACGATTAATCTGAGCAAACTGTTTCTGCTCATTATAAGATGAGGTCCATCGTGCCATTTTATACTCCTTTCTTAACCCCGATTTTTTAAAAGATCAGAATTACACTTAAAGTTGTTTGATAGAGAAAACCGAGGCAACGCTACTATTTTGGCATCATGCTGTCTAGCCCCCATCCTCAAAGAGTAGGAATAATCTCCCCTCCTGCGCGTCTGCCTGCTGAATCAGCGATCGTTTGTAGCCATTCCAGCTACAGATCTACGCAACGGAAAAAAGAAGCGCTTAACACCATTATCATCGCCATCAACAATCACCCGCCGACTAGCCTTTTCTGGCTGCTGGTGGGCCGCAGTAAGCCGCTGCCAGCTAATCTCGATACGCATCGAGTGCTTTCCGGTCGTGATGTTCTCTGCCAAGCGGAGCCGTTTCCATCATCGATGTATAACCAGCGGACCTACTAGATCCGCTTCATAGCCATCTGAGCAAAATGATCACTAAAGCCGAACATTCGAAGCTTCCTACATGAATAAACCCGAAAGTCTCCGCACACACTTACTCGCTACAATCCCCGAACTCAAGCACAACCCTGACCGGTTACTAATGTTCATCGACAACGGCAAAGTTCGCTGCACTGCTGCGGCGAGCCTGTCGTTCGAGTACAGCTTCCACCTGCAGATCATCCTCACCGACTTCGCCGGCCATCCCGATAGCGTCATGCTGCCCGTGCTCGGTTGGCTGAGCGTGCATCAGTCCGAGTTGCTGGAGAACCTGAACAAATCCGCCGACGGTATCCAGTTCGAGGCCGACATCCTCGACAATAGCAAGGTCGATTTAAGCCTGAGCCTACCCCTAACCGAACGGGTGGTGGTGGGCAAGGACGACCAAGGCAACACCACCATTCGCCATCCAGGTGAACCACAGCAAGTTGCCGCGTTTCTCGATCCACACTGGGTGCCGGGTGCCCAGCGCACCGGCAGTGAATGGGTAGTGCCGCAATGACCAACCGGTTGGAAGCGCTGGAGGAATGGGCAGCAGGACTGCTCGGGCAACTTGAACCGGTATCGCGCAACAAGCTTGCCCGCAGCCTCGGCCAAGCATTGCGACGGAGTCAGCAGCAACGAATCATCGTCCAACGAAATCCTGACGGCAGCAAATACGCGCCACGTAAACAACGCAACCTTCGCGGTAAGCAGAGACGGGTTAAGCGAAGGGTCCAGATGTTTCAGAAACTGCGCACGGTCAGATTCTTGAAGGTTCAAGGTGATGGCAATACGATCAGCGTCGGATTCACCGGGCGCATTGCTCGCATTGCGCGGGTGCATCAGTATGGGCTAAAGGATCGTGCTGAGCGTGGCACTCTAGACGTTACGTACGATAAACGGGAGTTATTAGGATTTACCGAAGCGGATCTTGATCTTATCCGCAACGGCTTACTGCTGCACTTAACGAGCTAAAAGCTCTTAATTCACATTTTCGCCAATACTGCATCCCGTCCATGGATATCGTGATGAAGATAGGCTTAAACGGAATTTTTCTTGATGGCTCGCAGTTCCACCATAAGCTTCTCACCCTCGGCGGTTAGCCCCCATAGAGGGTCAACCATATCGCCAACAACATTCGAAAGACCAATAGTTACTACACCGAGAGCCTGTAGCTGAATGGCAACGGTTTGAAAGTCTTGATCTTGCAGTTCAGACATAATAGTGGGATAGCCCAATTGAGAGCAAACCGCTTCTAGCAATACCCCCTTAACCGAGGATTCCTTCTGATGACTCATCAAATAAGGCGATATATAATAAAAAATCTTCCCCCATGTACACTTTGCGGCCCATCCAAAAGTTCGATTCCCATCCCAATGGCTCCCATTCAATGTAAACACATCATCAAAACCTGCCAAATCTGGCACATCGTAAATTGCCTTCTTTAACACCTTGACTTGAGCCAACTCTAAACCCAACTTGTCATTTTCTTTACGAAGTTCATTTATTTCTTTAAGGAGCTCTTCGCTAGATCCCTCGCTTGCGCGTATCCAACCCACAGCTGGAAAGGCCTTCATAGTTTTAACAAGGCTCAATGAAACCAAACCTGGTAGATCGCTAGGAGATGTCCAGTACTTAACGAGCCGCCCTTTCGAAACTTTATCTCTAAAAGCTTGAAGTTTTTCTCTTGCCTCTTCGGAAATTTCTGACTTCTCAAGAGTCAGTTTATCCGGGCTACCGTGTAGCAAGGCCACTACCTTTATACCCTTCTCTACTGCGTAATCGAACTCCATTTCTGTATAACTTAGCCCCTCAGCACCTACAGTGCCATACCTTCCGCCGACAATCAGAAGATAATAATCGCAATCATCAATTATTTTCTTAATGAAGGCCCATTGCTCCTCATCAGTAGCAGGAAATAGCTCCATACCTGCGGGAATGCAATCCATCTCCATTAATATTTGAGTTACATTCTTCCTTTCATCCATTAAATCTGTATATGTCGAACTTACGAAAACCTGATAGCGCTTATCCATTCCCCACCCCATGCTGCCATGCGTCAAAATTTAATTGATATTCGGTGACATACCATCGTTCTGCATTGATTAACTGCAGCCTAACTTTGTACACGCTCTGGCGGGCGTCCGCACAGCCAAATTATGATTGTGTAGTCAGGCTATACAAGCCTGGCGCTGTGCGTTACTGCGCGAGGAGCGCACATTATCTGCACCATGAACGACTTATCCACCCTCGCCCGTCTGATCGAAAACCTCATCCGCTTCGGCACCATCGCCGCAGTCCAGATGGCCCCACCACGCGTCCAGGTTAAATCCGGATCGCTGACCACCGCTTGGCTGCCATGGATCGCCCCCCGTGCCGGAGCCGACCGCGAGTGGAATCCGCCAACCGTTGACGAACAGGTCATCCTATTCAGCCCATCCGGCCAACTCGGCAATGGCATCGTCCTCACCGGTCTGTTTAGCGATCACATCCCCGCCAACGGCGACCGCGAAGGACTGCACCGCCGCACCTACCGTGACGGCGCCGTCATCGAATACGACAGCGTCACCCACCACCTGAACGCCACCCTGCCCGAGAAAGGCACCACCAATCTGGTCAGTACCGGTGGCATCAACATCGTCGGCCCGATCACCCATAACGGCGACTACACCCAAACCGGCAACCAAACCATCACCGGCAAAATCACCGCATCCGTGGATGTGGTCGCGGCCAACATCAGCCTGGTCAAACACCCCCACGGCGGCGTCATGCCAGGCGGCGGCATCACAGGACTGCCACAGTGAACCGAGAAACCGGCGCCACCCTCGACCTAGTCGAACACATCACCCAGTCCGTCACCGACATCCTGACCACCCGCCTCGGCACCCGCATCATGCGCCGCGAGTACGGCAGCTTGCTGCCCGAGCTGGTGGACCAACCGTTCAACGACTTCATCCGCTTGCAGGCGTACGCCGCCACCGTCATGGCGCTAATGCGCTGGGAGCCACGCATCAGCCTCAGTCGCCTGCAATTACTCGGTGCCACGTTGGCAGGCCAATCAACGCTGGATCTTGAGGGCAGCATTGTTGATACCAATGAGCCGCTGAGCCTCAGCGTTCCCTTGCGACTGGGGGGTAGCGCATGAACACCTTCGTCGCCATCGACCTCAGCCAGCTCCCAGCACCACAGGTCGTCGAACAGATCGATTACGAGCAGATCCTTGCCGAGCGCAAAGCCTATGCCATCAGCCTCTGGCCAACCGAGGAACAGGCCGAAATCGCAGCACGCCTGAACATGGAATCGGAACCGCTGACCAAACTGCTCGAGGAAAACGCCTACCGCGAAATGATCTGGCGGCAGCGGGTCAATGAGGCATCAGCGGCGAACATGCTCGCCCTGGCCAAGGGCGCCGACCTGGAGAACCTCGCCGCCAACTACAACGTGAAGCGCTTGGTCATTCAGGTCGCCAACCCTTCAGCCGTGCCACCCATTCCCAAGCTGATGGAAAGCGACGACAGCCTGCGCGAACGTGCGCAAATGGCTTGGGAAGGGCTCAGTACAGCAGGCCCACGCAACAGCTACATCTTCCACGCACGTTCCGCCGACGGCCGCGTGGCCGACGCCACCGCAGAAAGTCCTAAACCCTCAGAAGCAGTCATCACCGTGCAATCAGCACTGGGCGACGGCAGCGCCTCGGCGGATCTGCTGGCCGTGGTTAAAGCCTACCTAAGCGACGATGACCGCCGCCCATTAGGCGACCGCCTGAAGGTTCAAGGCGCACAGATCATCTATTACGAAATCAGCGCTGAACTTTACCTCTTAACATCGGGGCCAGAGTCAGAGCTGATCCTGAAAGCGGCCGAAGAACGGCTGCTGAAATTTGTGCATCAACGCCGTCGGCTGGGGCTGGAGATATCCGAATCCATCCTCCACGCCTCGCTGCACGTCGAGGGTGTACGCAAGGTGGTGCTGAACGAGTGGGAAGACATTGTCGCCACTCCTTACCAAGCCCCCTACTGCACCGACATCGACCTGTCACTGGGGCTTGATGATGACTGACCTGTCACTGCTCCCGCGCAACGCCACACCACTGGAACATCTAGCCGCTAATGCCCTGGCTCAGATCCAACGGGTCCCCATCCCGCTACGCCAGCTCTACAACCCAGACCTCTGCCCCCTGCCCTTACTGCCCTATCTGGCCTGGGCTTTCTCGGTAGACCGCTGGGACAGCCAATGGCCCGAATTAGCCAAACGCTCAGCCATCCGCTCCGCGTACTACATCCACTCGCGCAAAGGCACCCTCGGCTCCCTGCGCCGCGTCGTCGAGCCGCTGGGATTTGTGATTGAAGTCGTGGAATGGTGGCAGACCATTCCCCTCGGCCCACGCGCCACGTTTGCCCTGAACATCAGCGTCTCCGAATCCGGCATCACCGAAGAGATGTACCAGGAGCTGACCTGGCTCATCGACGATGCCAAGCCCCTCACCCGCCACCTGATCAGCCTCGACATCATTCTGGAAACCCGCGTCGATACCTATGCCGCAGTGGCCATCGATGACGGCGACGAAATCGATGTTTATCCGTGGGTGAACCCGGACATCGATGTATTCATTCAGGGCTATGGCGGCGCCAGCATTTACACCCTCGACGAATTGGACGTGTACCTCCATGGTTGATAAGAACACCCTTTTCGGCGGCATGCTCACCACCCTCGGAGCCGCCAAGAAAACCAACTGCGACGCCCTCGGTATTCCCTGGGAGCCGAGCTACATGCTGATCGGTGATGCCAACGGCACCGACCCGGTGCCAGACCCGGCGCAGATCCAACTGGTGAACCAGGTCTACCGTGCCCAGCTTAATCAGCTTTATGTGTCACCCACCGACAGCAAGGTATTGATCGCCGAGCTGGTGCTGCCACCTGACGTGGGCGGCTGGTGGATTCGCGAAGTGGCGCTCGAGGATAAGGACGGTGTGTTTTCTGCAATTGCCAACATCGCCCCGAGCTATAAACCTCGGTTGGCACAAAACTCAGGGCGCAATCAGGTGGTGCGGATGCACATCATCACCAACGGCACCGCCAACATTCAGCTCAAGATTGATCCGTCCGTTGTTCTGGCTACTCGCGACTATGTGGATCGGTCCGTCAATGCCGGCACAGCGTTCACCAATGTGTCGTCATCCAGAGCGCTAAAACCCAAAGAAATGGGCTTCGTGCTGATCGATGCAAGCGCTGGCGCGCTGAACGTTCAACTGCCAGCGGCCGACACCACAGTGGGCAAGCGTGACGTGATTGTTCACCGCAAAGACAACAGCATCAATCGCCTGGTCATCAAAGCCAAAGGCAAGGACACCCTGAAATTTCATACTCACTTGAATCCATCGGGCTATCCCTTTCTGGTGCTGATGGGCGCGGGCGATTGGTGGCACTTGCGCAGCGACGGTGCCGGGAGTTGGTGGCCGATTGGGCGCTTCGATAGCACAACGCTGGGTCGCCCAGTCTTCGAAACCACCACTGTGTTCAGCCCCGGTGGTTACGGTGCCATGAATGGGCAACTGCTTAAGCGGGATGAATGGCCATGGCTGTGGGACCACGCCCAACAATCGCTAATGCTTTACCCGGAAAAGCAGAAGTACCTGGAGGGTGCATGGACCTTCGGTGACTACAAAACGACATTTCGAGTGCCCGAAGCACGAGGTGAATTTTTCAGGGTGCTCGACGATGACCGGCTCGTCGACAAATCGACCCTGAAGGGCGTCACGAAAGCCGGTAGCCCGGTCATTACCCAACTCAACGGGCGTGGGCGCGTAAAGATTGGTATGACGCTAGAGGGTGGCGACTTTCCGAACGGTACAACCGTTATTTCGGTCGGTGAATCGGACGTTACAGCTTCCACCGCATCACAAACGGATGGTCCTGGGGAGTGGCGAGTTGTCGGACGGATAGCTGGTTCGTGGACACCCGACAATCTGGAGCGTCACACCCATCCCGTCTCTTTCGGATCAGGTAAGGGCGACCGGGTAGCCCTTATTCCCGCCTCCTCACTGGCTAGTGGTAACGCTCATCTGGACCACGTAGTAGCCAGAAACACTTCACCCCCCTTCATCGGTCGCGTCGGTGACGAAGAAACCCGCCCCCGCAACATCGCCTATCCCGGCCGTATCAAAATGATTTGAGGTTCTGATGATTACCTATTTGATTGACGAAGCAGGCGCGCTGTCTGGCCCAGTCACATTCCCGGCCATACCGGGGTTCGGCCCGCAACTACCCGGCAATGCAGTGCAAGTTCCGAAAGTGCTTGCCCCACCAGAGACAGGCAAAACATGGGCGCTGCTCGATGGAGCAACCCAACAGATTTCCGACCATCGAGGCACGGTGTTCCGCACGGCTGACGGCATGGAACAATCATGGCAACAGTTAGGCGAACTGCCCGAAGAACTGACAACACAGCCATGTCCCGGCGAACACTTCAACTGGATCAATGAGCAATGGACACTCGACGAGTCCGCCCAACGCGCTGCGCAAAGCGCTCAAGTCTTGGATCATCGCGATAACCTGCAACGTGAAGCGCAACTGCGCATTGCCCCCCTTCAATACGCAGAGAAACTGGGCACCGCCACACCAGAGGAACAGGCTTGTCTCGTGGATTGGATGCACTACAGCGTGGAGCTCAATCGCATCGAGCAACAAGCCCATTTCCCCAACGCCATTGAGTGGCCTATTCAACCCCAACAGCAGCACTGCTAAACCCGCTTGCTGTAGGCATACCCTCTACAACCCACACCGCGCGACGAATTGACGTACGCGCGGCAGCCTGTGCACGGGCTCAACAATTACTGCACAGGCTGCTTCCATGTCCGATTATCTTCACGGCGTGCGCGTCATCGAACTCAACGATGGCTCACGCCCCATCCGCACCATCCCCACTGCCGTGATCGGCATGGTGTGCACCGCCGACGATGCCGACCCGACGGTATTCCCGTTTGACACCCCAGTCCTGATCACCAGCGTCCAGACCGCCATCGGCAAAGCCGGCGTAAAAGGCACCCTCGCCGTCAGCCTGCAAGCCATCGCCGACCAGACCAAACCCTACGTCATCGTTGTACGTGTCAAGGAAGGTCAGGACGAAGCCGAGACCACCAGCGCCCTGATCGGCACCACCACCGAAACCGGCAAGTACACCGGGATGAAAGCCCTGCTCGCCGCCAAATCGCGGCTCGGCCTGGTGCCGCGCATTCTGGGTGTCCCAGGCTTGGACACCCTACCCGTTGCCACCGCACTCGTGTCCATCGCCCAGCAACTACGAGCGTTCAGCTATGTCAGCGCTTGGGGCTGCAACACCAAGGAGGAAGCGGTCGCCTATCGCAAGAATTTCGGCGCCCGTGAAGTCATGGTCATCTGGCCGGACTTCCTGAGCTGGGACACCGTCACCAACAAGACCGTCAACGCCACAGCCGTCGCTCGCGCTCTCGGCCTGCGCGCCAAGATCGATCAGCAAACCGGTTGGCACAAAACCCTTTCCAACATCGCCGTCAACGGTGTCACCGGCATCAATGCCGACGTGTTCTGGGACCTGCAAAACCCCGCCACCGATGCCAACTACCTCAACAGTCACGAGGTCACCACGCTGATCAATGAGGGCGGCTTGCGCTTCTGGGGAAGTCGCACCTGCAGCGACGATCCGTTGTTTGCTTTCGAGAGCTACACCCGAACCGCTCAGGTATTGGCGGACACCATGGCTGGCACGCAGATGTGGGCCATGGACAAGCCGCTGCATGCCTCCTTGGTGCGCGACATGATCGAAGGCGTCAACGCTGAGTTCCGCAGCAAGGTGTCCGCTGGTTACCTGATCGGCGGAAGCTGCTGGTACCCCGAAGACATCAACACCAAGGACACCCTCAAGGCCGGCAAGCTCTGGCTCGATTACGACTACACACCGGTCCCGCCGCTGGAAGACCTCACCCTGCGCCAGCGCATCACCGACCGCTACCTCATCAACTTCGCCAGCCAGATCAATCGCTAACCGGAGAGCAGCGCCATGGCCATGCCGCGCAAACTCAAAAACCTCAACCTGTTCAACGATGCCAACAGCTACGTCGGCGTCGTGAAGTCGGTCACCTTGCCGCCCCTGGGACGCAAGATGGAAGCCTATCGCGGCGGTGGCATGAATGGTCCCGTGAAGGCCGACTTGGGCTTCTCCGACGATGGCATCCAGTTCGAATGGAAAACCGGCGGCCTCGATCTGATTTCCCTGCGCCAGTTCGGCGCCGTCAATGCCGCGGGCATCGCTCTGCGCTTTGCCGGCTCGTTTCAGCAGGACGATACCGGTGACGTCAGCGCCGTGGAGGTCGTCCTGCGCGGCCGCCACGAAACCATCGAAATGGGTGACCACGAACCCGGGGAAGACACCGAACACAGCATCACCACCACCTGTTCCTACTACAAGCTGATCGTCGACAACGAAGACATCATCGAGATCGACTTGCTCAACTTCATCGAGAAGGTCAACGGCGTCGATCTGCTGGAAAAGCAGCGCGCCGCTATTGGCCTTTAACCCTCCCGCAGCTATCTGGAAAACCTTATGCAGACCGTCGAAATTCAACCACTCGCAGAAGACAACACCGTCACCCTCGACACGCCGATCGCTCGCGGTAAGACCACCATCGACACGCTCACCTTACGTAAACCGCAGTCCGGCGAACTGCGCGGCGTGCAGTTGGTAGAGTTGTTGAACATGGACGTGGCCACCCTGATCAAGATCCTGCCGCGCCTCACCAGCCCCGGCATCACCGCACCGGAAGCCGCCGGTATGGACCCGGCCGACCTGCTCGCGTGTGGCAGCAAGATTTCCGGTTTTTTGTTGCAGAAGTCGGTGAAGACGGACGCCTCCCTCGTTGCGTAGAGGACGCCATGGCTGACCTGGCCGTGGTCTTTCATTGGGCGCCGGCTGATATGGATCATCTGGGCCTGCAAGAACTGATGCAATGGCGCGAACGCGCCAGGGTGCGGAGCGTCGCCGATGGCGAATGATTTAAAACTTCGAGTGCTGCTGAACGCCATCGACAAGGCCACGCGGCCGCTGAGGGCGATCAACAACGAGAGCATCGGCGCCGCTCGCGCACTCAAGGACGCCCGCGACCGGCTCAAGGCCCTCAACGCTCAACAGAAAGATGTCAGCGCCTGGCGTACGCAGCGCGCTGCGGCGCAGCAGACCGAGCAGGCACTGAACGCCGCCCGCGAGAAAGTCAAAACACTCAGTCAACAGATTGCCGCGACCGGCGCGCCGACCAAGGCCATGAGCAAGGACTTTCGCGCCGCCGTGCGTGAAGCGCAGAAACTCAAACAGCAGCATCAGCAACAGAGCGAACAGCTCCAAGGCTTACGCACCCGCTTGCAGGCCGCCGGGCTCAGCACCCAAAACCTCGGCCACCATGAGCGGCAGTTGCGCGAGCAAGTCCGCGCTACCAACTACAGCATCACCGAACAAACCAGACGTCTGGCCGCGCTGGCCGCTCAACAGAGACGCTTGGCCGCAGCGCGCGCAACCTTTGATAAATCCAGACACCTCGCCAGCGACATGGCCGGCAAAGGCGCCACCGCCGTAGCCGGCGGGGGCGCGACGCTGTATGCAGGGGCCAAGCTGATGGCGCCGGGCATCGACTTCGACGCCAGCATGAGTAAAACGCAGGCTATCTCCCGACTGGAGAAAGACTCAGAAGCGCTCGCGGCGTTGCGCAAGCAAGCGCGGGAACTGGGCGGCTCAACGCAATTCACCGCCGGCCAGGCCGCCGATGCTCAAGGCTTTCTCGGCATGGCCGGCTTTGATCCGGCGGCCATCAAAGCCGCGATGCCGGGGATGCTCGACCTCGCCACAGCCGGTGGTGCCGAGCTGGCACAGACCGCCGATATTGCCTCCAACATCCTCTCCGGACTCGGCATGCAGGCCGATCAGATGGGCAAACTGGGCGATGTGTTGGTAGGTACCTTCACCCGCTCCAACACCAACCTGCAGATGCTCGGCGAAACGATGAAATACGCCGCCCCCATGGCCAAGACCTACGGCGTCGAACTGGAGGTCGCCGCAGCAATGGCGGGTAAATTGGGCGATGCCGGTTTGCAAGGCAGCATGGGCGGCACCGCACTCAGCACCATCATGAACCGCCTGGCCACCCCGCCCAAGGCCGCGGAAAAAGCCTTGGCCAAACTCAAGGTCACCACCGCCGATGCCCATGGCAACCTGCGCCCCTTGCCGGACATCCTCAAAGAGATCCACGACAAAACCAAAGACCTGGGCACTGCCGACAAAGGCGGATTACTCAAAGCCATTTCCGGCGAGGAAGCGGTTAAAGGCATGGCGCAACTGGTCGAGGAGGCCGGCACCGGGGAGCTACAAAAACTCATCGCGAGCCTGCGCCACAGTCAGGGCGAAACAGCGCAAACGGCCTCAGTGATGGCCGACAACCTCAAGGGCGATCTGACGACCTTGAGCAGTGCCTGGCAGGACCTGGGCATCGAGCTGCAAGAGCAACAGGATGGGCCGTTGCGCGGGCTGATTCAGTCAGTCACCGAGGTCATCCGCGGGGTCAAAAGTTGGGCCAGCGAAAACCCGAACCTCGCCGCTGGGCTCGTCAAAACCGTCGCCGTCATCGCCGCGCTGTCCATCGCCCTGGGCGGGTTGCTCATCACGGTGGCCAGCGTACTACTGCCATTTGTAGCGCTGCGGTTAATGTTCGCGCAATTGGGTATTCGGCTGCCCGGTTTGATCAGCCTGTTATGGAGCCTCGGCAGGTCAGTGCTGCCGTTTGTGGGTCAAGCGCTGCTCATGGTCGGCCGTGCGCTGATGCTCAACCCCATCGGCCTGGCGATCACGGCCATCGCCGGCGGCGCCTACCTGATCTACAAAAACTGGGATGCGGTGAAGTCATATTTCACCGGCGCCTGGCGCGAAATCAAAGCCGGGTTCAATGACGGAATCGGTGGAATTCTTAAAGTCCTGATCGACTTCAGCCCCCTTGGACTGATCTACCAGGCGTTTGCGGCGGTCATGAATTACTTGGGCATCGACCTGCCCGGCCGCTTTACCGAGTTCGGCGGCATGCTCATCGACGGCTTGGTGAACGGGCTGAAAGCCAGCTTCGGCAAGCTCAAGAACGTCATGGGTGATATCAGCGACGCAACCATTGGCTGGTTCAAGGAAAAGCTTGGCATTCACAGTCCGTCGCGGGTGTTTGCTGAACTGGGCGGTTTCACCATGGCCGGCCTGGCGCAAGGTCTGGAAGATGGGGAGAAAAGCCCGCTTCAGGCCATCAACCAGATCAGCAAGCAAATCACCAAGGCCGGCGCGTTTGCGCTCGCCGCCCCGGCAGTTCCACCGCCTACGTTAGATGCAACAGTGTTCGCTGCGCCTACTGCGTCTATCGAACAGGCCAAGGATGCCCACGTAGCCGCACAGGGACCTCTGTTCGAACAGCGTCCGATTGCGGGGGACGTAGGTGGTGGGTTGCTGCCGACCATCATCAACTTCGGCAAGCAGTTGGCTACGGGAGCATTGGCTTTCGGCTCGATGTCCATGCCGTCCTTCGCCATTGATGACCGCGCGCCCCTCAACCCTACCTCGGCGCCGGCCTATGACAGCCACGACACCTACGAAATCCACATCTCTGCAACGCCTGGCCTGGACGCACAAGCCATCGCCCGCGCCGTACGCGTCGAACTGACGCGCATTGAACGCGAGAAAGGCGCTCGCCAACGCAGCCGACTCGCCGACCTGGAGTAATCCCCGTGATGCTTGCCCTGGGCATGTTCGTCTTCAGCCTCTCCACCGCCGCCTACCAGGAACTGCAACGCCAGACCGATTGGCGACACGCTAGCAATAGCCGAATCGGCGCGGCACCCGCGCGGCAATTCGTCGGCCGCGGTGAAGACGCGATCACCCTCCCCGGCGTCATCCTGCCGGAACTGGCCGGCAGCCCCCTCAGCCTTGACGCGCTGCGCCTGATGGCCAACACCGGCAAGGCCTGGCCCGTGGTTGAGGGCAGCGGTCGAATTTACGGCTTATGGGTCATCGAAAGCCTGAGCGAGACCAAGACGTTTTTCTTCCGCGACGGCACGCCGCGCCGCATCGAATTCACCCTCAGCCTCAAACGCATCGATGACGACCGGATTGACCTGATCGGCGCCGGCACTCGCGCAGGCGTTAGCATCATGAGGTCGTTGCTGTGATCGATACTGCCCTTTCCCGCGTCACCGGTTTTCTGGATGACGCCGTCGAACGCTACCGCCGCGAAGCCGGCTACCCGGTGCCAGCGTTCCGCATCACGGTCGATGGCAACGACATCGCCAAACTGATCAGCCCGCGGCTGATGAGCCTGGAGCTGACCGATAACCGCGGCATCGAGGCCGATCAGCTGAGCCTTACCCTCAGCGACCACGATGGCCTGCTGGCCATCCCCCCCACAGGCGCGGTCATTAGGCTTTGGCTCGGCTGGAGCGATACCGGCCTGGTGGACAAGGGCACCTACACCGTCGATGAAACCGAACACAGCGGCGCGCCCGACATCCTGAGCATCCGCGCCCGATCGGCTGACCTGCGCAAAGGCCTGAAGACCAAACGCGAACGCAGCTGGAGCAACACCACCCTCGGCGACGTACTGGGCGACATCGCCCTGAGCCACGGTCTGACTGCGACCATTGCCGGTGTCCTCGATGGCTTGCCCATCCTGCAGCTCGACCAGACCAACGAGTCCGACGCCAATCTGATCTGCCGCATCGGCGAAGAATTCGACGCGGTGGTTACCATCAAGGCCGGCTGCCTGCTCTGCCTCCCAGCGGGCGGCGGCAAGACCGCCAGCGGCACCGAACTGCCGCATATCACCCTCACCCGCGCCGACGGTGACCAACACCGCTACCTGCAAGCCGACCGCGACAGCTACGACGGCGTGCGTGCCTACTTCTACGACGTGAACAGCGCCAAGAAACAGGAAGCCATTGCTGGCGGCGGCGACAACCTCAAGGACCTGCGCCACACCTACAGTGATCGGCAATCAGCCTTGCGTGCTGCCCGGGCCGAGTTCAATCGCCTGCAACGAGGCAGCGCCACGCTCAGTTACACCCTGGCACTGGGACGGCCGGACCTGATTCCCGAACTGACTTACACGCTCCAGGGCGTGAAGGACGAGATCGCCGCAATCATCTGGTACGGCGGGAACGTGCAGCATTCTCTCAGCGCGGACAGCGGCTACACCGTCAGCCTGGAGCTGGAGAGCAAGCTGCCGGAGGACACCGTCGAGGATCTGGCCGAAGAGAACAAGGGTGACTTCACCGGCATCGTTGCCCACTACCGCGATAAGAAATCCGGGAAAGAGAAGACCGTGACGATTGGGGATCAGAGCAAGCCGAAGCGGTTGCGATGGTTGTTCGCCACTGAGAAAGCGGCAAAGCGAGCGATGGATCGAGAGTGGAAACGGATGCAGGCAGAAAAAACATGAACCTGATTAACGACTGACTGATTCCCCATCAAGGACGATTTCATGCAAGACATACGTTGCGGCCAATGCAGCCGCAAACTCGCCGCCGCCAGCGGCTTCCTTGAAATACAAATCAAGTGCCCGCGTTGCCGGACACTGAACCACTTGAAGGCCCAGAGCCTCCCCCCAGCGTGCCGTGAGCATCCAGAACAACGAGTTCATGAATGCAGCAGCCCACCATTGGCAGCCTGTTCGCAGGCATAGGAGGTTTTGATGTCGGATTTGAAAACGCCGGTTACCGCAGCGCCTGGCAAGTTGAAATCAACCCGGTCAACCGGGCTGTGCTTGCCGATCGATTTCCCCACGCACGCCAATTTGAAGACGTGCGCCAGTGCGGCGCCCATAACCTCTCCCCCGTCGACGTCATCACCGCCGGCTTCCCCTGCCAAGACATCAGCGTTGCCGGTGCCAGACCCAGCAACCAAGCCACCCGTGGATTACGCGGCGAACGCAGCGGCCTGTTTTGGGAAGTCATACGAATCCTCAAAGAAATTCAACCTCGCTGGGTGGTCCTTGAGAACGTCGTTAACCTGCTCGCTATCAACGATAGCCAAGACTTTGAAACAGTCATCCGGGCCCTTGCGGACTGCGGGTATGTGGGATTTTGGCGAGTGCTTAATGCTCAATATTTCGGAGTCCCCCAGCAGCGTCGCCGAGTATTCCTGGTCGCAGGTTATCGACGAATGCCCCCCTTCGAGTTCCTGGCTGACGCCGCGCCAGTGGACGCAATACCTCCAGCGTCTCGATCGATCCAGTGGCCACGCCCCGCGGATGCCTGGGCTGCCAATACTTTATTGGCCAGCAAAGCCGGCTCCCAAATCTCTTTGGGCTGTACCACTTTCGTCGCTCACGCGAACGGATGGGATCAGATGGCTGAGCGGCAGCGAGCGTCTGAGGATGATGGGTTTTGCCTCGGACTGGATGCGGCCAACCTTGCGGAGGCTTTTGGTGCCGGAAACGCCGTTGTTACGCAGGTCGCGGAGTGGATTGGACGGGGGTTGATGAAATCGGGGTAATTATTGGCTCAGGGGAGAATCCGCTTCTGCCGAAGCTCGAGCGGTGTGATCTTGGACAGCTAGGTCGGCTGAACAAAAATGGCACAGTTTCTAGTTGCGATTATTCGGCCTAGAAGGCTTAGCAAACCAAAACCTCCTCTTTTTGTGTTCAGCTTCAATCTAGTGATGGCGATATGCCTCTAAAAGGTGTATCTAGGGAATGTTACCCACTTAATTTGGAGTTTTTAAAATGGATGATGACTCGAAAGCCGTTGCTGCGACGAGCGTTGGGGCTGCTACCGGTGCAGCAGGTGCTGTGGGTGCAGTGTCGACACTTGGTGTTGCTGGCCTTGGTGCGACGGGTATAACTTCTGGACTGGCAGCTGTGGGTGGTGTTGTCGGTGGCGGCATGGCAGCTGGGTTAGCTGTAACTGCGGCAGCGCCGATTGCAGTCGGCGCTATTGCGTATGGCCTGTACAAGTGGCTAAAAGACTAATGAAGTAGCATCGGTACCTCATCGTATCCACAGAACTTCAGGAATCTCATTCTCTAGGCTCAAAGTCTAAGAATGAGGTTCCTACACCCTTTTTGTTCCACCTACTTTCGTTTCCGCGCCCGAATCCCCCTACTCAAGCCGACACCACCAAGATTGCGCGTAGGCGCGTCCCTCGATGTACTCAATACCGCTTAGAACAAATCCAGTGACTGCCATTCCTGCCAGTGTTGCGTCAAGCAGCTGCGGCAATGGGTCTGGCTCTAGTGGCATGCCCACTTCAACTCGGGCGATGTTGGTGGCCCGCCCCAAATCCTGACTGACCGCTGAATTCACCATCACATTTCCCCGAATGGCCGGATAGCATCGTCGCGCCTTGGCATCGAGGGCGACTCCGCGCAACCGCATAGGGGTAACGAGTAAATGCATGAGCCCCCCTATTTATTCGTTGCTTTCAATGTCGAGCATGGACTCCACGGCATAAGCCAACGCCCCATCGGCCAGTTCCAGGAGATCACTGAGATGGTCACGATCAATCACTTGGGATTCGTGCAGGACGTGGGCTAGTTTTAGCAGGGCTTTATGGTGGGCCCCTGAACGCGCAAGTAATGCAGCTTCGTCCCGCAACATGAGGTGCCATTGCGATAGAGCATTGCTCTCGCTGGCCGCAATCCCTCCGTCTACGTCACTCATAGCCTAATATCCATGACCAATATACTGTATGAACAACCAGTATATTGCAGAGACGCTGCACCGATGCGCTCCCTCCGACGAAATGCCGAACGCCGATCACCGGGGCTACGGTGACGAGATTTGTTTTGTCTCGGTTACTGGAATTTTGGATGACTCTCGCCAAGGTTGTAGGCAAAATCCGAGAGTTGCGTAAGAGGGTACGCTTGCTGGGCTTTGGGGCAGGTTACCTCCTTGTTGGTCATATCTACGTCGGGATACTCTCCAGACGTCGCTGCACATTCAGCGACCGGGCGAGTGCGTCAATTTTCACTAGATTTGAAGCCATCGAAGCGCCTGACCAGATGAGATTGAGCGCTTCCCAGCGGCGAAAGCCGTAACCGCGCAAGGCGGTTCGTAAGTGGTGTCTGGATCTGCTTTACCGAATACGAAAAGACGCTTATGGCGTCTTTTTTCGTTTCTGCCCTTAGTGCCTACCATCGGCATCCCAGCTAACTGGCGGGAAATTAAGGCCTGTGCCAAGGCTATCCATCAGTCGGCTCCCTCCCCTGCAAGACAAGACAAAACCTCTCTCATACGCACGTTGCTGGCCTGCCCCACACAAAACGTACGGATGAGAGCCGTACGCTATTGACTGTAGCCACGCGTACGGCTATTATCCGTACCGCAATGACAAAAAACCTTATGAAATCAACCCAGACGAACCTAAATCTAGCCCAACTGAATCTAAACTCACTAAAACTAAATACTGAATCTAATCAACCTACTAGGAAAGTCACCATCGCTATGAAAACCCCAATCCGATTTAAAGTGCGCAAGCGCTACCAAGATTAACTCACAGAAGGAAACGCACAGACCATTTAAAAAGCAGGTGACCAGAATGTCTATTTTAGAAGAAACAATTAAAGCGACCAAAAATGCCAGGCTCGAAATAAAAACCACTGACTTCGCTAAAGAATACATCAAGAAAGCGGCCCTGATTTCAGGGCTGGACATGACCTCTTTCATCATGGCATCGGCCTTCGAAAAAGCTGAAGCCGTTATGGAGAACTACCGGAAAATTGAAGTCTCTGAGAGGGCTTTTTCCCGGTTACAAGAAATCCTCAATGAGGATGAAACTGCAACACCAACTAATGCACTACTCAACTTGATGAGGGGGAACCATGAAAACCGAAGAGACTCCAACATGTGACATTGACGGCAATTTGCTTGCCAATTTCGCAAATTATAATTACCCCAAGGATTTTGATTGTGGGCTGGAGGTAATTAATTCGTATTTTAAAGGCAACCTCAAACGTGCCCTTAAAAGCGAGAACGTCAGTGGGATTGGAGCAATCTCTTCAGCTGGCGATGTCATGGGCTTCTGTACCTTGACCTTCTGTGACATTGAGAAAGCCAAGGTACGAGGCGCAATTCCTGACACGAATCTACCAGCCAACGTTGCAGTAATGCGTCTTGTGATGCTGGGGGTTGATACAAAATTTCAAGGTCTGGGCATAGGCCAGGAACTCTTGAAGAACGCCTTCATACAGGCTGCCAAGGTACACAAACAGGTCCCGATTAAAGGCCTGTATCTGGACGCAGCACCCAATGCGGTGACGTTTTACGAATCTCTTGGATTCAAAAAACTCTGCGAGCCTGACGAACACGGCAGTACTCAGATGATTCTGGGAATTAATGTCATCACGCAAGCCGTGGCAGCGATGTCAGTCCCGTAACGTTTGAACACCGCTTTTCTCCCTATGTCGTTATCAATGCGATTTTGTTGGCCAGAACCTCATTGATAACGAATGCCGTATATCGCAGATGCTCAACGCTTGAGCGAGACTCGGGTTATCTCTACGGCCTCCTCTATCAACTGCGTCAACTTGATAACTTTGGATGCTGAAAACCCAGTGCCACCGAGCAACTCGGTCTTCGCAGCGGCCTCGTTTTCTTTCAAATCCTGTAGATTTTTACTGTTCTTGATCTTGTCTATTACGGCTTGTTGACGCATTTCGTTTAGAGCTTCGATTCTAGGGTCATCACTTCGCATGGCGAGCTCCTGATAAAAGCCCGCGAGAGTGGGCTTGGATGCTGTGATCTATTTAACGAATGTCCCGATACTCGTAACGCACAGCTCAGTCACTTGCGCTACTCCAGACCTGCCATCCACCGGTCAGCCTTCGCAAGCAGTACAGCGCTCGACCAATGCCGACACTCTGATCCGGAACCAACCCCGGTCGAGTCAGGCCCGGGGAATCTTGTTGCGCCGAGTAGAAATAATCGGCCGGGCGGGCAAAGGTCAAGCCTTTGAACGGCCCATCGATCATCGGACGTTGCACGAATAAGCAAAGCTTAATATTATGCGCCCACGCTAGTGTTGTCCGTGAGCTGCACCAAGTCTCAGCCGCAAGCTGAGGCTTACAAAAGAACCGCCCCGTAAAGGCGGTTTTTTTTGCCTGTCGTTTGGGTCTTGATCATGCGCGTTGTGCTTCGGACACTGCTCCACATCGCGGCGCGGTGGGTGGACGAGGGTTTGATTCGTAGGCTGTCGGCGCTGTCTTTCTTTATGTTCCAGTCATGGGGTGCGCCCGACTTTGGCGCATGTCTCCAGGTAATCCGCGACCGCCTCAGCAAACGCGTCTTGCAACGCATCGACTGACTCGCCCTGGAAACCAACGATGTCATTGATGTCCGCGGTGTGTCCGATGAGAGCCCATCTTCTTCGCTGTACTCGATTTGCGCGGTGTAACCGCCGGCTTTCATCTCGTTCACTTTTCCACTCCTGATGTGTTCTTTTCAGAATATTGGGTGGCTTCATGTCGAAGTTGTAGGCAAAATCCGAGAGTTGCGTAAGGGGGTACGTTTAGTGCTCTTTTGCCTTGCTACCGCCTTGTTGCTCCTATATTTGTCGGGATACTCTCCAGACGTCGCTGCACATTCAGCGATCGGGCGTGAGACCCCGGGGACAATCAAGGCGCAAAGCGCCACAGAACCTATTGCGGCGTTTTTTTTCGTCAGCGATTAGGTTTTATGGCGGCTGTGCGTGGGAGGCTTTCGGGCCTACCGGTTACCTTGATTGCCGGGTCTCACACCACGCACGGCTGCCACCCACGCTTTTGAGACAGCAAAGTGGCAGTTCCTCAAATCAAGGGAACTGATAATGAACAAACTAAATCCGTCCGAAATACGTCCTCTCACCCACCTGCCTTCTGTGCGGTGCTGTTCGTCACCTATTCACCTTTGCATCTATGGAGGTGATCAATGACCGAACCAACAGAAGCAAAAACCATCGGCCTCACCCCCTTCATCTATTGCGCAGACAAACCGTTGTTCCGCGTCAGCGGGGGCGTTCCTGTCGAAGCAGCTTTGGCGATGGCATCCGATCTGCTGTTCCTGGCTAAAGCGCTTTCAAAAGACGCGGCTTATGACAGAGAAACCGACCGTTTTTCATGGGCTGCGCACTATTTGACGTCGATGGGAAAGGCGGTGATTGACGATGTGGTCAAATCTGTAACACCGCCCCCCGTTAGACCGAGTATGAAAGTCGCCAAATAGTATTCAATGAGCAGCGCACAAGAAACCCGGCGGATAGCCGGGTTCTTTTAAGAGTATGCGGAGCAGTCAACAATTGTTTAATTGGCCTCCCTATTGCTCCATGGCGATCAAATTGATCCCGCCAGTGCCTGCGCAACAAGCCGAATGTAATCCCGATCTATGTCAGACACTTCTCTGTACCATGTAAGAAGATTCAACTCATCTTGTGTAAGCTCAGAATTTTCGCTGTTGGTTTTATCCCCGCGAAAATGCTCGTTTTCATCCTGATCCAATATGCCCATTCCATTAAGTGTATTGCGGACGCAACGTTACTTAGGAGTGCGGAAAATCAAAACTGAAATCCATCGTAACGAATGTTAAATATCGACGAGTTGTTTCTTGGCGCTTGTAAGACTGGTGACTTCGGACATCGCACCAACAATGCGATGCACAGCTTTTTGGTCATAATCAGACAGCGTTCTGAATTGCTGGATCAGCCGTTCTTCGGCCTCGTCCAGTCCTTCAACAGCGCGCAGCAAACGCCCGCCCGTCAAGACGTACAGGACGTCTACACCGGCCTTGGCCACGGCTGAGAGGTAGACAGAGTCAGCGTTTCGCTCGCCCTTTTCGTAGCTGCCCTGGGTATTGCGGGTGATGCCTCCCAGTTGCGCAAAGGCTTCTTGATTAAGCCCCAGCCGCGTCCTTTCTTCACGCAAGCGCTCGCCCACGGCAACGTCCAAGTCTTCATTAGATGCACAACTTTTCAAGCTTCCACCCTTTACAGGCCAAAATGTTTGGGCATAATGGCGAAAAATTCAACCCGGATGCCCACGAATGGACACTATGCCCGCCCCTCTAACAACGGAGCAAGCCCGAGCAGCACTTGATAGAAGAGGAATCAGCCTCGCCGAGTTCTCTCGCCAGCACGCACTAAACAGCAACTTGGTCAGCGATTTGTTGAATGGACGAAAGAAGGGACGCCGTGGCCAGGCTCATCGTGCCGCCGTGTTGCTGGGCATCAAGGAAGGCACAATCGATTGATGGGCACACGCTCAACCACGTTGTTAGCACAGCGCAAGGATGCACTTAGTGAGCACTTACAAACTGGTCTGCCCTCACTGCCAATCCCGAATGCGGATACGCACCAGCGAAGGGACCCACATTTTTCTACGCGTTGCTTATCTGCAATGCACCAATGAAGGCTGCGGCTGGTCGGTACGCGCTGAATTCGAAATGACCCATGAGATGAGCCCCAGCGGAATGGCCAACCCCACCGTCAAGCTCCCGCTGGCTGATACAGCGTTGCGTCGTGAAGCCATGAAACAAGCCAGCGATCAGCTGGAACTACTGCCGAACCAAGGACTGGAGACAGCGCCATGACACCCTCCCACAACTCTCATGACTACCGCGCCTGCATGCAGGAAGCCGCTCGGGCCTATCTGCTGCGACATCGGGCAGAGCACCTGGCTGACTCCGAGCATTTATTCGAAAACGGCGTACGTCACTTGATCGTTGCTCTTGAAGTGCCGGCCAGCCTCGCGACGAAGCTGGTGCATTTGGCGTGGAGTGAACTTCAAGGTGACGAGCATCAGCCGCCCTCGCTCGACGCAATCGATTTCGACTTAGCCCGAACGCTGTAACCCCCGTCCAACACACCTCAACCCCATGCCGCGATGGGTATGGGTGAGGTGCGCTCAAAATTCGAGGTCTCTGAGGGTTTAGTGACAATGGAGCTATCTAACGCGCTTCGCGCTGATGTGTTGCAACGGCTTACGGCCGATTACGGATTGAAGCGGCGCCTCAGCACCGATTACATGCGCGGCGGCAAATGCCCCGCCTGCGGCAAAAAAGAGCTGTACACCCGCCACTCCAATCCTTGGCTGATCATTTGTGGCCGCGAGAGTAAGTGTGGGCAGCGTTGGCACCTGAAGGAGATTTATGAGGACCTGTTCGACGACTGGAGCAAGCGTGCGCCCTCCTCCGATCAGTTCCCCGCCGCGACTGCCCGCGCCTACCTGGAGTTTGCTCGGGGCTTTCGCTTTGAGTTAATCCAAGGTTGGTTCACCCAGGAGACGTACTACTCAGGTGAATTGAATGCCGCCAGCGCGACGGTACGTTTTGCGCTGGATCAGGGCGGGTATTGGGAGCGGCTGATCGACCGACCGCACCGCTTTGGCAAAATGAAAGCCCGGTTCCAACCGGGTGAAAGTTACCGAGGGACCTGGTGGTGCCCGCCCTGCGTTGGGTTGCTTGAGGTGAAAGAGCTGTGGATTGTCGAGGGTATCTTCGATGCGATCGCTCTAGCCCATCATGGCATCGCAGCGGTGTCAGCCATGTCCTCCAATGTATTCCCCGAGACATCACTCAAAGAACTCTCTCGCCACCGCGGAGGAAAGCTCCCCAAACTGGTTTGGGCGCTGGATAACGAACCCGGCGCTCATCGCTACACCAAGCGCTGGGTCCGCGAAGCCAGAGCCTTGGGCTACACCTGCGACGCGGCGCAGATCCCGCAACCTGACAACCGCAAGATCGATTGGAACGACCTGCACCAGCGCTGGCAGTTCATCGAAGACAGCGGGCAACGCACCGAGCAAGTCGAACAAGACCTCCGGACCGCACGCCACCACGGCGCGCTACTGATCGCCGAAAGTGCCGCCGAGAAAGGCGTATTGATGTACGAATGGCGTGAAAGCCATGAGTTTCACTTCGGGTACGAGAACCGTCTTTACTGGTTCAAGATGGACTTGGATAAATTCAACAAGGCCATGCAGGCGCTGGACACCTCCGAGCGCCATGAGGATCAGCAGCTCACCGACAAGCAGCGCCGGGCCAAAGCATTGCGGCAGTGCGGTGGCGTTGTGGAAATTGCGAACTGCTATCCCCAGGCCTTGTACTTCCAGCGCAACGACGTCACGGATGAGTCCTGGTACTACTACCGCATCGATTTCCCGCATGACGGAGGCAGTGTCAAAAACACCTTCACCGGTGGCCAGGTTGCAGCGGCCAGCGAGTTCAAAAAACGCCTGTTGAGCATGGCTGCCGGCGCTGTCTTCACGGGAAGCGGCAAACAGCTCGACAAGATCCTTAAGGATCAGCTGTACGGCCTGAAGACTGTCGAGACGATTGATTTCGTGGGCTACAGCAAGGAATACGGCGCTTATGTGTTTGGTGACGTGGCCATGCGCAATGGGCTGGTTTGCGAAGTGAACAAGGAGGACTTCTTCGAGTTTGGAAAACTGCGACTGAAGACGCTGCAGAAGTCGATCAAGATGCAAATTCAGCGGGATCACAAGCAGTACCGGACTGACTGGCTGCCAATGCTTTGGCTGTGTTTTGGCGCCAAGGGAATCGTCGCCCTGGCGTTCTGGTTCGGCTCACTGTTCGCCGAGCAGATTCGGGCCAAGTACAAATCCTTTCCGTTCTTGGAAGTCACGGGCGAAGCCGGCGCGGGCAAAACCACGCTGCTTACCTTTCTCTGGAAACTGCTGGGCCGGGAACACGAAGGGTTTGACCCGTCGAAATCGACCCGCGCTGGCCGGCAGCGAGCCATGGGCCAAGTGTCGAACATGCCGGTGGTGCTGATCGAGGGCGACCGCAACGAGCCGGACAAAGCACACGCCAAAAGCTTCGACTGGGATGAGCTCAAAGATTTCTTCGGCGGCGGCACACTTGGCACCAAGGGTATGAAAACCAGCGGTAACGAAACATATGAACCGCCGTTTCGCGGCGTCATTGCCATCAGCCAGAACGCTGATGTCAGCGCGTCGGAAGCGATCCTGACCCGGATTATCAAGTCGCACTTCGCACGACCAGAAGTGACCACCGAAAGTCGCGCGGCCGCTGACAATCTCAACGTGATCCCGGTTGAACAGCTCAGCCACTTTCTGGTGCTGGCGGTTCGTGCAGAACCACAAGTCATGGCGAAATTCGATGAGCGCGTGCTGGTGCACGAACAGCGCCTACGCAAGCTCAAGGAAATCCGTGTTGAGCGGATCATCAAAAACCACAGCCAGATGATGGCCCTGGTCGATTGCCTATGCCTGATCTGCCCACTGGATGAGAACCAGGTGGTGACGACTCACCAGCAACTTACCGCCATGGCTCTGGAGCGGCAATCCGCGATCAGCGCTGACCACCCTCTGGTTGCCGAGTTTTGGGAGGTCTACGAATACCTCGAAAGCCTGGGCGAAGGTCCGCAGGTCAATCACAGCGCCGACCCGAAACTTATCGCTATCAATCTGAACGAGTTCGCAGAGAAAGCGGGTGAGCATCGACAGAGCCTTACCGACCTCAAGACGTTGCGCGCGTTGCTGGTCGATAGCCGCAGCCACAAGTTACTGGAAATCAATAAAGCCATTTACAGCGCCGTTCGCGCTTCCCAAGCGGCGAACAACCCGATGATGAAGAAACCAACCACCGTGCGCTGCTGGGTATTCCAGAACGCGTAACGGCTCAATTCAGTTGAAGGAACAACCGCAATGAAAACTCTGTTCGTCCTGATGGCTCAATACAACGGCCAAGTGGTCATCCCCCTGGACCGGGTCTGCAAGGACTACTTCACCCACCTCACCACTGACATGTTTCAGCGCAAGGTGATGGCAGGACAAATCAAAATTCCGATCACACGAATGGAGGCGAGCCAGAAGAGTGCCAAAGGCGTCCACATCACCGATCTTGCGGAGTATCTAGATGTGCAGCGCGCCGCTGCGATTAAAGAGTGCAATCAACTGACCAGCGCGCTTAGGAGGGGCTGAGCTATTTCAACACTCTGGCGCCAAGTGCCACCGGCGCCAGCAAGATTTTATCCTTCCATTCCCACTTCACATAGGGATCACCTCGGCCACGCAAATGGGTGTAGCGGCGCATTGAGTTCCAGTCTCGATGCCCTGAAACACTTGCCACCCGAGGGATGTCCCAGTCCATTTCGAACAGTCGGCTTACGCCTTCGTGCCGCAGGTCATGAAAGTTCAGGTCTTCTATTTCAAGAAACTGGCAGGCCCTTGTCCAGGATGCAGAGATTGACCCGGCATCATAAGGAAAGATCTCGAGTCGCTCTTTGGGCATAGTTTGAAGAATGGCCCAGGCTTCTGGCGGCAAATGGCACCAGACGTCATTGCCAATCTTCTGCCCGGGGTTTTTCATATCACGAACCAGTACCCGATAGCCGACCTCATCCAGATCGGCCCATAGAATCCGTGTGATTTCCTCTTGGCGACGAGTGGAAAACAACGCGAACCCGGCGACTTTAAGCATATTGATAGCTGTCGGACGTCGTGTCTGGATACCCTGAAAGTGCGTCAGCAGCCGATCCAGTTCATCCAACGTAGGACGACGGTCGCGTTCGCGACTGCGCATGTTGTAGCCAAGTTTCTTCAGTACCTTTCGGGCATCACCCATCGCCTGCGAATCAACTTCATATCCCCAGGCAGGGCGAGCCACTGAAAGCACCGCGCCCAAGTGGGATAGATCGTTACCGGCCGTCTGCGGTTTGACGTCTCCGCCCTCATCACTCATCCGCCACAGCGCATACTCCACCAACTTCTGACTGTTGATGTCTTTGTCGTGCAGCTCGCCAAGATAGGACTCGCCGATGGCATTGAGCGTGGCGAGCTTGGTTTTGCCCAGCGGCCGCACTTTCTTCATTTCGTCTAAGTAGCGCTCGATCATCTCCTTGACCGTCGCACCCGTGCGGCTTGCTCGCTCGATAGCGCCTGGTTGGTCCAGCTCGGTCTCGCGATTTCGAACCCAGGCCTTGGCGGCCTCTTTTCGGGCGAAGGTCTGGCTCTCTTGGTAAACTTGGGCACCGTTGCGAACCAGGCGTATTTGCGCCGTGTAGCTGACGCTCCCGTCGGTGCGTTTCCTTGCTCTGATCGTGGCCATGGTCACCTGGTACAATTGCAAAATGGACTGGTACATTGTACCAACCACTGGTACAAAACGCCGATTTACCCCCGAAAACAGCCTCAAAAACGTAGAGCAAAATGATACAGAATCTTGCTGCAACCCCCGTAAATACTAGCTCTGCGCTGTCTAGGCGGTTTAGCGTTGCGCCCATGATGGATTGGACCGATCGCCACTGCCGTTTCTTCCTGCGCCTGCTCTCCAAACACGCCCTCCTCTACACCGAAATGGTCACCACCGGCGCGCTCCTAAACGGCGATCACGACCGCTTCCTGCGTCACAACGAAGCCGAACACCCGCTTGCCCTGCAACTCGGCGGCAGTGTCCCGCTGGACCTGGCGATGTGCGCGCGCATGGCGCAGGAGCACGGTTACGACGAGGTGAATTTGAATGTCGGCTGCCCGAGTGATCGGGTGCAGAACAATATGATTGGTGCGTGCCTGATGGGGCATCCGCAGTTGGTGGCCGATTGTGTGAAGGCG